TTTAGGCCCGTTACGGGTCCGCCACCCATGCCGTCAAAACTTGCGAAACTGTCAATAGATCCGCGTTGGCGGTAAAGCATTCCGCCGTATTGGATAGTTCCTAGCGTGACGTCGCCCGACGGGGAACTAGTCAAACTATCGACGTAGCCTGCCTCTCGACGCCGGCGATATGCGAAAGCATTTGCCGCGGCCGCGCATTGGGTTAGGAACGCAAGATCGGAAGCCGTGGCGGTGCCGATACCAAGCCAGTCCTCAATATTGGTAGCCGTGATCCAAGTACAAACGGGCGTAATAGTTAGCGTTCCGTTTGGTATTGCTTCGGAACGTTCTAACGCGTCGCCAACGTCGTAAAAAAGAACTTGGTTCTCAATAGGAAATTGCGGGTCTAGTAATAGATCGCCTTGGTCGTCTACGCCAATAAACAAAAACAACGGACACGCGTAAACCGTGTGGGTACCGTTAAGGCCGTGGCCTAAACCCGCTACCGTAATGGTGTCACCGGGCGTAATGTCGGCGTTGGTTAGTAGTTGAACTACCGCGTAGTCGTCTAGCCGTTGGTGGTGGGTTATTGAATAAACCGCCATAGCGGATACCCGCCTTTCGGATTAGGCGTTTACTAGTTTTACAAACTTGGTCGCGTCGGCCATGAAGCCTGCGGCGTAACCACGGAACGCAATAGTACGGCCCAAGGTTGAAGGCACGTCAATAGAAATTGCGCCCTTCTGCTGTTCGTAGAACTCGAAACCTGCGGCCGCGCCTGCGGCATGTCCGATAATGCCTGACAAGGTAGCGCTAGTTGTGCCGCCTGCCATGTTCTTATCGACTACCAATGTGAGGCCCAATGGGTTTCCGTTCCAAGAGTTAGCGCCTTGTGAACCAAACGCGTTCATAGGGCCAACGGTTGGGAATACCGGACGGCCTGTGGTGTCCACTAATTGCCCTAATTTCGCCCATGTAATTGGGTTCATTACCCAATGGGTAGGAAGGTAATTGCTTGTCGATGAGATCTGATAGGCCGCGCCGTAAATTGCTTCGATGAAGTCGGTAGGGCTTGAAAGGTCTACGACGGTTTCGGTTTGTGTCGTGTTTGAAGTAAGCAAATCTACCGCGTAGTTATCGGTTGCCTGTCCGTAGGCAATAGCCAACTGGTCAAGAATAATCGAGATAGAAGCCGGATCACTCCAGTCAAGATCTTGTTCGGACACGGTGACGTATGTACCGAACGTAAGTTTAGAAATATCCGTATTTGACACGGTCACGGTTGAAGGATCAAGCGCATTTAACTGGCCTGTTGGCTGTTCCGTTACGACGGGGCGTACTGTAATTTTTGGGCGGCGGAATGTTGCGCCGGCTGTCGGAAGCGCCCTAGTCCCGATAGCAGAAACGAAAGGCCTGATCGGATTAAGCGAGTCGTACACGCTGCCGGTAATAATTTCGGGCAAGATACCGGGTGTATCGGTTGTCGTGATGTTTGGCGCGGCGGCGCTAATTCGTGCGTTCATTTCTGAAAACGCGGTAGCACCTGCGGCGAATGCCACCATGTACTCGGTAGGTGACGGCAATTTATGGCCTGTCGATACTTTCGCCCACAACGGGGTTACTGGTGTACTTGCCTCAATGTTTACGGCGTTTTCGGTGACTTCTGACATGGTTTCGGTTTCCTCTACTTCGGATACTTTGGGGGTTTCGTCGGCGTCGGGTTCCGTCTGATTACTATTATTACCACTTTGCGCGGCTATTTGGTGGATACGGCTATCGGAAAATGCCGGCATGGGGACAACCGATAGTTCGGCCCATGTAGCGGCGGTTACTTCCATGGTTCCGTTTTCGTCGTAGGACCATGCGGTAGGTGTCGCCCCAACGCTTACGCCAGTTAGTACGCCGTCCATGGCTAACGTCAAGGCTTCACGGCCGTTAGCGGTGTCACTAATGCGGGCCTCGAAGTACATACCGTCGGACATTTCTACGCGGGCGGTTACAACGCCAATAGGGCGGGTGTTGTCGTGGTATTGAAGCAATACGGGCGCTTGGCCTTCGGTTGGCATTGAACCCGGCATAAAACGAACGGTGGTCCCGTCCGAAGTTGTCGCGTCTACGCCGTACGGAACGGCTAGGCCCATAATCGTACGTTTCGGGGTGCCGTCAGGGGCGGCGGCGTCAATGGTGATTGGTGAAGGTTGAAACTTAATCATTGTGTTTAGTCCTCTGTTGTTGGGTTTGTTTGGTTTGGTGTCGGGCTAACTGTTTCCTCGACGTATACGCCGTCTGCGATCATTTCCTCTAAATAACTTTCGATATCTAGACATACATACGTACCGTTTGGTAGCACGTTATTAGCCGACAACGTTTGGTTAAAAACTTCTATGTAATTTTTAGCCGCAAACAAATATAGATCTTGCTTGGCTTGTGAAGCATTTTGGTAGGTGTATCCGCCGACGTCAATTCCAAGTAAGTAAGCGGGCACGTTTGCGTACCGGCTTAATTCTTTTGCTTGGAACTCGCGGCTTTCAACTAGAAGCATTTTATCGGGCGTGGCCGTGGTCGCTTCGTAATCTAACTCTTGTGAGATAAAAGCGGTTTGGTTCGTAGCGCGGGCTTCGTTAAACGCTTGGGCCATGTCGCGCATTTCTTGCGCGGTCAAGGGTTCACCGGATTTCTGTTTTAAGACGCCTGCGGGAATTGCCGACGCGGCGTTACGCCATGCGGCGTCCTCTAAACGGATAGCGGTATTTATTGGGCCTTGTGCCATGTATAGCAAACCCTGTATAGGGCTTAGGAATTGGATTACGTCGTTACTGTCTAGTTGTAAACCGCTAAACAAAAGTTGGTCAGACGGTCCGAACCATACCGGGCCGGCTTGGTCCTGACTGGTCACCATTGCGGCCGGTAGACGGGTAAAAGTCGCGGGGTAGCCGTCGGCCGTTCTACTCTGAACGTGCCAGAAGCACCGGCCGTAGTGAAAAAGATCGTCAAACGACCACGCCATAAGAAAGTTATTAGTTACGGTTGGGTCTAGTCGTTCGGCCCATGAACGCGGCGCGATATAGACGCGTTCCATTTCCTCGCCGTTCCATTGTTTACGGTAAAACTTAAAACCGATAGTCGCGACGATAGAAGCGATTAGGTCGCGCGATCGTGAGATAGCGGGTACGCCCATGGCGCGTTGGCGGGCGTTGCCGTCAATGTAGGTGTAGAAGTTTCCAATTTGGGAAGCGCCCGCATTAGATCCATAACCGATAGCGGCCTTCGTTGCGGGTTCCTCGCTTACCGCCATTTGTGCGGAACGGTTACGGGTAAAGAATGCCATAGCGAAATAGTACGCCTTTTCTAGTCGGTAGTGGGGGAACGCCCGCCGTCGGAATGTCCCCGACGAACCGCCAACGACGGACGCCCCATAACACTAACGCCCCACGATAACTATTGAAGGTTTACCCGTGTGCGCGGGTCGTGACGCCAACGCAACGGCAAAAACCATACAACGGGCTAACTCGATAGGCCCCGGCGAACGGGCGCTAGAAAGTGCCACGGTCCCCAAGTGTTTAACCATTGTTGCGCGTTCGACGTGTTCCATAAGTAACAACGATCCACTATGGGCTATGCGGCCTTCGGTAATCATTGAACGAACTGGCGCGGTCCACTTGCCTAACTCGCGGTAGCCAACGATCGTACGGCGCGGTTCCCATTTAGGGGGGCAAGATATTTCGAGGCTAGGCGGTAACGCTAACCGTAGGGAATGGGTGGTAGATAGTTCTTTTTCAACGGCCTGCCACATAGCCGCCAAACTTTCAACGTGGAACGCCACCGTTACAAACGTTTTTTGTTCTACTTGTACGGCCCTAACACCAACGTAGTAACCGCCGTCTATGGAAGTTTCAATAGACAACACGCCCCCGCTAGGTATTTCTTGGTCGGTTTGTAACGTCTCGAATAACCCCGGTTCTAGCCAACCAGTAGACGAAGCGACAAAAATATTTACGCTAGAACGCAAAAACGCGGATCGATTAGGGCCTTTTGCTTCGGCCTCTAATACCGACATATCAAGCGTGTAGCCAAGCGCGGGGTTTGCGTACGCCCATGCTTCGGGGGTCATAGGGTCTAAACCCGGTGGCGGTTCCCACGATCCAAAATACATAGGGCCAACGTCGCCCGCGTCTATCTGTTTCAAGCCTTGGGAACGCCAACGCAACATAGCGGTACTGTGTTGCGTACCTGCCGTAGAGAACATACAAAACAACGGGTTACGCCGTGCGCGTTGCGTAGGTAATAAACCTTCGTCTATCGCCGCTTCCGATACGTTCCATACTTCGTCCACCGTCACTAGATCGGCGCTGTAACCGTGGCCCGCCTGCGGGGTCGCCGCACGAACTAGCCAACGGTGCTTAACGCCGGCAGGGTCTAATACCGTTAATTCGTTACGGCCGTAGGACCAAGAAACCGTAGCGCCGTAATGTTCCTCTAAATACGGGGCAAGATATTTAAACAAACTTACGGCTAGGTCTAACTTGTGGGCCACACTAATAACCAGTTGGGGCGTACCACGCCTAGGTCCCTCAACGGTTAAATGCCAAGCAATAAGCGCCGCCATAAGTTGCGTTTTTCCGCATTGCCGGGCTACGGACGAAAGCCCAACACGACGTAAATAATTACCTTCGTCGTCCATTGCCGTTAAACCTTGGGCTACTCGATATTGCCACGGCATTAAGTCAATACCTAAAAGCGTTTTAGAAACACCCAATATTTCATCGGCCCGCGTTGGCGCGTCGTCGGGCGTGATCGTTTCTAATCTCGGCCAGTTGTGGCCAGTTTCGACTAGTTCGAACTGGTTTGGGATATACGAAACAGAGCG